TTGTTTTCATGATTTATATAATAATAAAATATTGTGGCATAATCAAGGCAAAAATAAGAAAAGATTAAGATTTATTTGTTCTTGTTTTGTTCTGTTTTAAGTTCCATTCAGATAATCTTGTCATAATTAAGGCAATATTAAGGTAATAATAAGATTTATATTTGTTCTTGTTTTGTTCTATGGGGAAATTTTGGACATAAAAAAACCCCGCTTTTTAGGGCGGGGCTATTAGTTTTTATATTATATTTAATTAAGCGTTATATTTAAAATTAGTTAAAAAATTAGTCTCTAATTTAAAAGGGTAATTTTTTATATAACCCTTGGCAATTTTAAAATATGGCTTTTTATTATATCTCTTACAGATATTTTGAAATCTAATTATGAAGCTTCTTAATTCAACCTCAGTCTCAAAATGTTTTATTTCATTTTCTTTTCTGTAAAAGTCATAAGTCATTTTTATTTTAGTCATAATATTTTACCTTTTTGTTTACAATGTTAAAGAGTAAATTAAATCATTATAATTTAATTAATATCTAATATGCATATATAAAACATAATGTCAATAAGTTATTTTTAAAAATCATGTATAAATTATAAAAGTATAGGAAATCATTAGAGAATTTAATTTATAATAGTAGAATAAAGATTGATATATAAGCTTGTAATATTTTGTATTAATTCGTTAACTAGATAGAATATTTTTTTTTATTTTTATACTTGACAAATATAAATATATATGTTAGATTGATACTTGACATATAATATATAATTAGGCGTGGTGTTTTTTGTAGACTTGACAGATTGTCGCATAGGGCTACGCAGGTGGCATAGGCACTACCCGCCACATATATAACAATGTCATACAAAATTATGGTTTATTAGTGTTAACTAGTTTCGGGCTGCATTACAGGCACGAGTCGGTCCTGTTAGAACTATATATATTTATGTATACTATAGGTGTTAAACCCCCGGAGGGTCTTATATATAATTATACACCCTATTTCAGATTTGTCAAGAGAAAAAAAAGCTTGACAAAGTGTTAACTAGAGTGTATAATAGGTACTATGAGTTTTTTACAAAGAGTAGATTCTAGTAAACACCGCAAGTTAACAGAGAAACAAGAGAAGTTTCTTGATGCTTTAAGCGGTGAAGCTAGTGGTGATATTAAAACTGCTTTACAAATAGCTGGTTATGAAGATACTAGCTATTATGCTGTGGTTAAAAGTCTCAGACAAGAGATTATAGACACCGCAAATACTATATTAGCACAATCTGCACCTAGGGCGGCACAAAAACTCGTACAAGTATTGGAAAGTGATAAACCAATACCACAGGTAAATGCGAAATTACAGGCAGCCCAGACATTATTAGATAGAGTTGGTGTTGCTAAAAAGGAAAACATTAATGTAAACCACAATGTTTCCGGAGGTATATTCCTTTTACCAGACAAAAAAGAAGTTGTCATAGAAGGAGACTATACAGAAGATGATTAAGATATGGTTTATGATGGTATTAATGTCGTTTCCAAACGCCCCGTCAGTAAAATACAATGGATTTATATTCCCATCAGAATATGAATGTTTAGAAAATAAACAAGAATTACTAGATGTTTATGAAAGTAAACCTTTAGAATACAAACTTGTAACACAGATGGATGCATATTGTGTTGAGTTTGAAAGCTTTCCAATAGCAGGACTACGAAGTGACATTAAAGCGTAGAACAACCTCGACTATTCCTTTTGGCTACAGGGAGTCAGATGTGGAAGGTTTCCTAGAACCCATTGACGGACAGTTAGAAGCTCTACAGGAAACAAAGGAACACATTATGAATGGCTCTCTGTCGCTAAGAGGAGCAGCAGAACAATTATCTTATAAAACGGGCAGAAGTATATCTGCGGTAGGATTAAAGAAAATTGTGGATAAAGAACGACAAAAGGGCTTATTGGATAAAAGAGGATAAATTATGGCAGGAAGACCAAAGGGTTCTAAAGCTCCAAGACATTTATCCGCAGAAACTAAGGCAAAACTACAAGCTCGTAAAGAATTAAGGGATAAAGAGAAAGAACTTAAAAAGCTAGAAAAGAAACTTACTAAAGCTAGAGCTACATTAAAAGGTAAAAAAGAAGTTTTAACAAAGGTTGAATTAGCTGTAGACCCAAAGAAACAACAGACAACAAAGAAAAATACAGTCATAACTGAAACAGAGCTAGATAAAGCTCCAAAGAAAGTTAGAGACTTTATAAAAGAAAACAAAGAGTCTATCGTTTTTAAACCAAACGAAGGACCACAAACAGATTTCCTTGCTTCATCAGAACAAGATGTATTATATGGAGGTGCAGCAGGAGGAGGAAAGTCTTATGCGATGTTGGTAGACCCACTTCGCTTTATGCATAGACCTTCCCATAGAGCATTACTTCTAAGAAGAAGTATGCCAGAACTAAGAGAATTAATAGACAAATCAAGAGAACTATATCCAAAAGCTTTCAACGGAGCTAAATTTAGGGAAGTTGAAAAGTTATGGAAGTTTCCTTCGGGGGCAACATTGGAGTTCGGATATCTTGACAGAGACGCTGATGTATATCGGTATCAAGGTCAAGCTTATAGTTGGATAGGTATTGATGAATTAACACAATACCCCACCGAGTTTCCACTTCAATACTTGCAATCACGATTAAGAACAACAGACCCAGAGATAAGAACTTATATCAGGTGTACTGCAAACCCCGGGGGTGTCGGTGGACATTGGGTAAGAAAGAGATATCTTGACCCTTCACCACCAAATACTTCATTTGAAGGTCCAGATGGACTGTCAAGAAAATTTATTCCAGCAAGGTTAGATGATAACCCATACCTATCAGAAGATGGTAGATATGAAAAAATGCTGGAATCTTTACCTCCAATACAAAAGAAACAATTATTGGAAGGTAACTGGGATGTTGCTGAAGGTGCAGCATTTGCAGAATTTAACCCAGAGATTCATGTAATCCCACCTTTTAAGATACCTACACATTGGATGAGGTATAAAGGAATGGATTATGGATATGCTTCGGAGTCAGCTTGTATTTGGGCTACTATAGACCCAGATGATGATACCTTAATAGTTTACAGAGAACTATACAAAAAAGGATTGACTGGTGAAGATTTATCTGATATGGTAACAGAATACGAAAGAGATGAACATCGAAGTATTCAAGGAGTATTAGATAGTGCGGCTTGGAATAGAACTGGCGTAGGAGGACCAACTGTAGGCGAAACTTTGGTCCGAGCAGGTCACAAATTAAGACCAGCAGATAAAAATAGAATACAAGGTAAAATCCAAGTACATGAATATTTAAAGCAGGATAAACAAACAGGTAGACCTAAACTACAAATATTCTCTACTTGTGTTAATATGATTAGAGAATTGCAAAGTATACCGATAGACCCAAACAGAACAGAGGATGTTGATACTAAATCATCTGACCACGCTTATGATGCTTTAAGATATTTAATTATGTCAAGACCACAAAAACCATCAGCATATAGAGAAATGGCAGAAATAAAACGATTTACACCATCTGACCCTACATTTGGATATTAAATAACAATGGATGATTGGATAATAACAAATATGAGAAACATGATAATAGATGGATTAATCGCACACGCAGAAGGACATATAACAAAACATAAAGCTAATATTGAAGTATACCTTAAAAATCCAGTAGGAGTAGGCGAACACCCAGATATATTAGAAGCAATAGAAAAAGAATTAGATGTTATAGCTAAGTATGATGACCACATAGCTATGTTAAAAAAATATTTTTAAATGCCAGTATATAGATTTAGAAATAAAGAAACAAACGAAGTCTATGACAAAGTTATGTCATATGATGATATGATGAAGTATCGCAGGAAAAGACATATAGAGCAAGTCTTTGTTGCTCCAAAGATATTTAGATTAAACGATATGGGCGGACCGGAAGACCAATTCAGAGAATGGTGCAAACAACCGGAAACAGACATAGATACAAGTAAATCTAATAACTTTAGACACTCTAAGGAGGAGTATATGTATGGCGGTAAAAGCGATAAAGATTGATAAACAAAATCTTAAAGTAGGTTACCAAGATATAGAACTACAGGTAACTACTCCAGATTTTAAAAAAGATGTTTTAACTGACTGTTATGGTCAGTATATACAACGAGAAAATGTAATACAGATACAATCTGATTTAACAAAGCTAGATGAGGTTAATACTGTGCTACATGAATTATTCCATGCTATAGCTTATATTTCTGGTGAAACAGGAGATGGGGGTGTTTTGCAGGGGGATTCAAAAGAAGAACGATTAATAAACAGCTTTACTAATTACTTTGTTCAAGTGCTAAGAGATAACAAATGGTTATTACCTTATTTACAAAAGAATTTACTTGACAAATCTAATAAGTAGGTGTATAATATAGATTAAGGAAGATATGGCAGAATATAGCGATAATAATAATATTAACTCTGAAGAAGAAATCAAAGATGAAGTAGAGTCAACAAGACTAGCAGGTTTTGTCTACAACAAGTTTGATGAATCTGAGAGAGCTAGGCGTAGTGATGAAGAACGATGGTTAGAAGCATTTCATAATTATCGTGGGAAATACTACAAGAATGTTCATTTTAGAGAGCATGAAAAGTCAAGAGTATTTGTAAAAGTAACTAAGACTAAAGTTCTTGCGGCTTATGGACAACTAGTAGATGTATTATTTTCTGCTAATAAGTTTCCCATCTCTGTTGAAGAAACCAAAGTACCAGAAGGTGTGGCAGAATTTGCACACCTCAATCCTCTCAAAGAGCAAATGGGAGACAATCTTCAACAGTCAGCCCCGACTATAGAAGGTAATTTAAATTATCAACCCGGTACTTCCCCTCAACCGGAAATGTCTCCAATTGGTTTTGAAGGAGATGGGAAAACTATAGAACCGGGTGCAACATTTGAGACTATACAACCAACAGGTTTAGAAGAAGGACCAGCTCCTCTTCCAGATATGCCGCAAATAAAACCGGCAACTGAAATCGCAAGACGCATGGAAAAATTAATCCATGACGAAATAGATGAGTCAAATGGTTCACAAGAATTAAGAAGTGCTTTATTTGAATCTGTACTTTTAGGAACAGGTATTATTAAAGGTCCTTTTACTTTTAATAAAACTTTACACAAATATACTATTGGTGATGATGGTTCAAGAGTATATAACCCAGAAGAAGCTAAAGTACCAAGAATAGAATTTGTAAGTGCATGGGATTTTTATCCAGACCCAAATGCAAAAAATATTGAAGAGTGTGAATATGTTATACATAGACACAAACTAAATAGAAATCAATTAAGAGATTTATTAAGCAGACCTTTCTTTAACAAAGATGAAGTCTTAGCTACATTAGAAGATGGTCCTAACTATCGTAATAGAAGTTATGAAACTCAAATACGACAAGAAGATGACTATACTCAAAACGAATACGACAGATACGAAGTATTAGAATACTGGGGTATTGTAGATAGAAAAACCCTAGAAGATTCACAACTAGAAATTCCAGTAGAGATGGATGATGAAAGTGAATTTCAAATTAATGCTTGGGTAACTGAGAACAGAGTTTTACGAATGGTTCTTAATCCATTTAAACCATATCGTATACCATATAACGCATTTCCTTACGAAAAAAATCCGTATAGTTTTTTTGGTATTGGTGTACCAGAAAATATGAATGATGCACAACAAATTATGAATGGTCATGCAAGAATGGCTATTGATAACTTAGCATTATCGGGTTCACTTGTTTTTGATGTTGATGAGTCAGCATTAGTAGCAGGTCAAAACATGGATGTATATCCGGGTAAAATATTCAGAAGACAAGCTGGTATGCCGGGTCAAGCAATTCATGGATTAAAGTTTCCAAACACATCAACAGAAAATATGATGATGTTTGATAAGTTTAGACAGTTGGCAGATGAGTCAACAGGTATACCATCATACTCACATGGTCAAACAGGTGTTCAAAGTATGACTAGAACAGCTTCTGGTATGTCAATGTTACTTAGTGCTGCTAATTTAAATATTAAAACAGTTGTCAAAAACTTAGATGACTTTTTATTAAAACCATTGGGCGAAGCATACTTTCAATGGAATATGCAATTCTATGAAGGTGACTTAGAAGTACAAGGTGATTTAGAAGTAATAGCAACTGGAACTTCTTCTTTAATGCAAAAAGAAGTTAGGTCACAAAGACTTACAATGTTCTTACAAAGTGTACAAAATCCTGCGGTAGCACCTTTTGTAAAAATACCAGAACTAATAAAAGAACTGGCATACACTTTAGACCTTGACCCAGATGCAGTTATTAATGACCCTAACGAAGCTGAAATATACGCAAAAATAATAGGATTACAAAATGCTAGACAACAACCAAATCCAGCAGCTCCAACTGGTAGTGAGCAGCCCCCAATGGCATCATCTGAAGGATTACCTCCAGAAGCTCCAAGACCAGACAACTCGGGAGTTGGCGATGGCACAATCGGAACAGGCGGTGTACCGATGCCAGGGGAAATGGAATTTACTGGACCAGCTACTTAATTTACCTGCAACAGTAAAGTCATACAAAACTAATTGACTTCTATTACAGAAGAGCTTTTAGCTTGGTCAGAAAATTTTTTAGAAAAGCCAAATAAAGAATTAGGGGGATGGGCAGTTTGTCCATATGCTAAAGCTGCTAGACTAAAAAACCAAGTTAAAATTGTTGAAGTAGAATATAGTAAAGATTTTTTATATACTGTTTCTAAAGAAGCAAGAACAATAAAAGAACAAAATAAAAAATTAATTATTGTAGCTTGTGATGATTTAAATTTAACTTGCGAAGAATTAGCTTGTTATACAGAAGCATTAAACTATGCATTTGTTTATAATGATGTTTACCTTATGCCTTTTCATCCCGAAGATGGAGACGAAGAACAAGTTAGTTTTTTAAAAGAACACGAAACAAATATAGAAGCAGACTACGAGTTTTATATGGTTCTTATTCAACCATATAATGAATTGGAGAACGCATCAAAGCTTCTTCACAAAAAAGGGTATTATGATAAATGGGAAAAAGACTATTATCAAGATACTGTAATTAAACGACAAACCTATAGGAGAGTATACAATGATGGGAAAAAAGAAAACAGCTAAAAAAGGAATGAGCATGATGCGTGGCGGTGGAATGGCTAAAAAGAAAAAAAGAGTCAAAAAAGCTGGTGGTGGCATGATGAAAAAGAAAAAAGCTAAAAAGAAATAATAGTGGCAACTGAAAAATTAAAAAATCAAATGGATTCATTTCTGATACCAAGTTCAGAGATGAATCCTACTATGGGATTATATGATGTAGCTACACCTCAAAGTGCTAGAGAGGGAACACCTAAAAGATTATTTGACCCTATGAGAGCAAGATATAAAGATGGTGATGTAGTTACAGAAGATACAAAAGAATATAATAAAGCATTATCTGTATATAGAAAAATGAAACAGAACAATGCTGATGATGAAACAATTGCAACTTATATTGGTATGCCAATGTTAAATCGAATTAAAATGAATACAGAAAATGTTACACAAGCTGCAACAGGTGGTCTAATGGGTGGAGACCCAAGACTAGGAAGAGTGCAAGAAGATATAGGATATAGAGCATATCAAGAAGGTGGCGAAGTAACTGACGAACCAATGCAAGTAGAAGAATTAAAACCCGATGTGTCAATGCAAATGGAATCAGCGATGACTCCGGGTGATGATGTTGAAACAGATGCAACAATAGATACTTCTGTTTTAACTTCTGATGAAGAACAAGTTTTAGAACAAGCTTTAGAAGAATACCCAATGTTAATGGATATTATTTCTAAAATGACTATGAAAGAATTTACCGGTTCTGGAGAAGTAGATGGACCGGGAACAGGAACTTCAGATTCGATTCCAGCTATGTTATCAGATGGAGAGTTTGTCTTTACAGCTAAATCTGTAAAACAAATAGGTGTAGACAAACTTAGAAAACAAATGAAACAAGCAGAAGAAGAATATGATAGAGCCATGAATGTACAAGAAGCTAATCAAACAACTACAGCTTCCGAACCTATGATGGCAAGAGGTGGATTAATGTCCACTTCAAGAATATAGAGCTACCCGGGTTATCACCTAGGCACTCTATATCGGCTACTTTTACATACTGTAAAACCCCAATTAACTAAAAGAAAGGTGATAAAAAATGGTTGAAGGTAATGAGAACACTTTATTAAACAAAGCTACTTCTCAGAAAAGCGAAAGCGAAGAAGCAAATCCTTATAATATGAAAAAAGATTATATTGATTATGACCAACAAAAACAAAATGCATCTACAACTTTTCAAGATGCAAACACAATAGCTGTTAAGAAAGACCCTCCAAAAGTTGTTGTTGATTCTATGCAATCACAAGAACCACAGGAAGACACTCCGGAAGAACAAGCTGACCAACCTTACAAAAAGGTAGATTACAAGAAAAGATACGATGACCTTAAAAGACATTATGATACTCGTGTTAATTCTTTTAAGCAAAGAGAAGAAGAACTTTTAGCTGAAGCTAGGTCAAATAGACCTAAATACAAAGCTCCTAAAAGTGCTGAAGAACTTGATGCATTTAAGAAAGAATATCCAGATGTTTATAATGTTGTTGAATCTGTTGCTCACATTCGAACTTCAAAAGAGTTAGAAGATGTTAAGGCGGAGGTTAGCTCCTTAAAAAAGCTAAACCAACAAGCTAACAAAGAAAGAGCAGAAGCTAAACTAGCAAGAATACATCCAGACTTTGAAACAATTCGTGAGTCTGATGAATTTCACAGTTGGGCTGGTAGTCAACCCGAAGAAATAAAAGGTTGGGTATATGGTAATAACTCTAATGCAGAGTTGGCTTCAAGAGCAATTGACCTTTTCAAACAAGATACCGGCAAGTCTAAATCTAAAGAAACATCTGGTGATATTGTACCTGCTTCTGAAATGATACAAATTAAGAACAGTAAAGACATCGGCTATGGCTCTAAGAAAATTTGGACTCGTTCTCAAATAGCGGCTATGTCTCAGACAGAGTTTGATAAGAATGAAAATTCTATAACCGAAGCTATGCGAGAAGGTCGTGTCGTAAATGATATGGGCAATCGTAAGTATGGCGGTTCTGGTAACCCAACTTATTAAACAATTAAACAGATATAGTCATCACATTAACTTTTAATTAATAAGGGAGAATACAATGGCTGTATTTCAAAATGCTTCCGGTGGTGCTAACAATAACTTTAATGCAGGTACTTCCGGTCAAACTAATGAGTTCTTCGTACCAGAAATTTTCTCGAAAAAGATTCAAAACTTTTTCAGAAAATCTTCTGTAATCGAAGCAATAACTAACACAGACTATGCGGGTGAAATCGCAGCTTTTGGTGATACTGTAAACATCATCAAAGAGCCAACAATCACAGTAGCAGCTTACACAAGAGCAGCTTCTACTACTAAACAATACCTAAGTGACCAAGAGTTAACACTTGTCATTGACAAAGCTAACTCATTCAAGTTCATTGTAGATGATATCGAAGAGAAATTATCTCACATTAACTTTGCGTCAGTAGGTGCGTCTAGTGCAGCATACACACTAAAAGATACAATGGACTCAGAAGTCCTAACTGCTATGTTTGCAGGTGTGTCAACTTCTACTCCAGACCATCAATTAGGTGGTGATGGTACAGGTTCAGCAATAGCTAACTTTACTTCTGGAGACCCAATTGATATGGGTAATGGCAGTTCAGAACTTAGTCCTTTAAAAATCATGGCTAGAATGGCTAGACTTTTAGATGATTCACAAGTTCCAGAAGAGGGCAGATGGTTTGTCGCAAAACCAGAGTTCTACGAAGAACTAGCTGATACTGATTCAAAACTAATGTCATCTGACTTTAACCAAGGTGACGGAGGTGTAAGAAACGGACTAGTAGCATCTGGACAAATCAGAGGATTTTCTATGTATAAATCTTCAAATATTCCAGCAACTTCAAACGCAACTGGTCAATGTTTAGGTGGACACATTTCATCTACAGCAACTGCACAATCAATTCTTAATATTGAAACTCTAAGAGATACCGATACTTTCGGTGACATCGTAAGAGGTCTTCATGTATATGGAAGACAAGTATTAAGAGACGATGCACTTGTAAAAGCAATCTACACAATTGACTAATATACAATTACACAAGGGGCGATTAAATTCGCCCTTTGTTTTATAAAATATAAAAAAGGATTTACAATGGCACACAGTTTTAAAAACGGAATACAATACGCTGATGTTATAACAAGACATCAACCTCATGTATTAACAGGGGATAGAGTTGCTTCAACACATCATGGTAAAGATTTACATCCTAGAAAATACGGGGTAGAAGATTTAAGAAGAGAATGTGATAAAGGTGACATGGGAACAAATGGCAGAGAAAAACTTTATCCAGAAGATTTAAAGTTTCCAAAAGTATAATTAAGGAGAGTTAATGGCTGCTCCGTTTAGAACATTCTTAGATTTATGTAATACTCTTATTAGAGAGATTAATGAAGTTGAATTAACTTCT